CTATTGGGGCTCTCCGACCTCTAGTAGACTAATTGGAGATAGCCGAACTGGAATCCTGTCATTGGGAGTCTGGCTAGGCGAAACTTTAAAACAGTGACTGCACTCGGAGAAGTTCCTGGTGAAGCATTTTCGGACGTGGGTTCGACTCCCACCGCCTCCACCAGCAAAGGTCACAATGGTATCAACAGTTATATCATTGTCACAAACGATTATCCTATTGACATAAGTCTGAATGATCTTCTTTTGATCGTTCAGGCTTTTGTTTTTTATATCCGTATCTTTTTCAAGGTAGCCTCTTATCATAGCTTCAGTAGGGAGGTGGATATCAAGCTGTAGCTTGGCCTCGGCCAGTCTTAAGCTAAGTCCGGACTTCTTCTGCTCCAGGGAATCCATCTTTTCTTTCATGGAAGTATGGAACATTCCGCTTGCTATGGCGTTCACTATATTATCTATTTCAGCACTTACGCTAGAAAGCTCTTTTTCTATTAGAGCTATGTCTTTAGATATTTCACTGGATTGAGTTTCAGCATACTCAGACACGTGGTTTACGATATTCTCTATAGCAGAAGGGGAGAATACATCTTCTACAAGCTGATCTATGACCAAGGCTTCTATATACTCCTTGCCTACAGACTTCATATCGCAGCCCTTAGTACGCTTTCTAGTAGAGCACTCATAAGACTTATAGAGAGTCTTGTTTCTTCCGGCTTTCTTTCTATTGCCTGTCATAGCACCGCCGCACTTGCCACAGAATAGAAGTCCACTTAAAAGATATATTTCTCTTGCAGAGTTAGCACCTCTTTTATTGTCGCTCATTTTTTCACATACCTTTATCCAAGTTTCATCATCTATTATACGAGGCATACCGTCCTTGATCTTTATTATCTCGCTCTCGTCTTTGGACTTCCTGTGAGTCCTCTTGTCTCCTGTTTTTCGGGCAGTTCTGTTGAATACATAGGTTCCAGTATACTTTTCATTTTTCAATATGTCATGCATACTGCTTCTAGAGAAGAGCTTGCCAGTCTTGGTTCTGAAGCCTTCACTATTCAGCTTTTCACCAATTAGTGCATAACCAGAGCCGTTGATGTACATATCGAATATAATCTTTACAGACTTAGCCTCAGCTTCATTTATGACATAGGTCTTATCAGGGGCTACATCATAGCCTAGAGGGGCCATTCCACCAGTATGCTTGCACTGTAGAGCCGTCTCTTTCATTCCCTTCATTACTTCACGTGCAAGGTTGGCAGAGTAGTACTCGGCCATACCCTCCAGCACAGACTCTAGTATAATGGCTTCAGGGCTGTCGTCAAGGTTCTCTAGAACAGAGACAAGGCGTACACCATTCTTTTTCAAATGGCGCTTGTAGAAGGCACTGTCGTACCTATTACGGGCAAACCTGTCTAGCTTATGAACTATTAATACATTGAACAGCCCAAGGTCGCTGTCCTTTATCATTTGAAGGAACTGAGGCCTATTATCTGTAGTTGCAGAGCGTGCTTCATCTGCATATACTTTAACTATTTGAATGCCATTCTTTTCGGCATATTCTTTAATGGCCCTGGTCTGGGCTTCAATAGATTCTTCTCTCTGGTTGTCGCTAGAGTATCTAGCATATACTGCTGCTTTCATATATAAAACTCCTTTCGTGAGAACGTATGTTCGATTAAAGTTTAAAATAAAAGTCACTAGATATACTCTAGTAACTTTTGAGTTATGGTTCAAGGTTGTTGATATTCAGATGTTGAATATGAGTATAGCATATCTTAAATCTAAATAAATGCAAATATTTAGATACTTGTTACTCAGACCTAAAAGGTACGGATTGTATTTTATCACTATAAATCATAACTTCGGATCCTTGTTTACTTGTATGAGCAGTATGTCTCAAGCTATATACCTGCTTGTCAAATTTAGAATAGATATCTTTGATTTTTGAATTATTATCATAAGTAACAACCCAATTAAGCTGTTTTGATTTTTCTATAACTCTGGCCAGGGCTTCATGGTCATCATGTTTAAAATGGTTTAGATATAGCCCAGGTCCTTTCTCATAATAAGGGGGGTCAAAGAATATAAAGGTATCTTTTCTTTGACGTGAAACTACTCGTTTAAGAAAGTAGGAAGCATCGTAATTATAGAATGAAATATTGTTTTTATGTTTTGATATTTCTAAAATTCTATCTATTAAATCTTTTTTGTTAAACCTACAGTCTATTTTATAATTTCCGTTCTGAGATTTACCTCCTATTGGACCAGCAGCTATAACTCCAGATCGATTAGTTCTATTCAAGAAGAAAGTTGAAAATCCTAGACTAAGAAGAGATTCAATTTCTTTATTGTTCTGAATTCTCTTTTGTATATTCCATTGGTCTACGGTGATAGGTGTTTCAACAATAAGTTTGCATAGTTCATCAGTATGATTAAGGACACTATACCAAAAGGCATATATAGACCTGTCAATATCATTTAAAACTAGCTTAGAAACGACACCTTGCAAAAGAAGGGTTATGGCCAGCCCACAGCCACCAGCGAATGGCTCTACATAAGTACATCCATCCAGGTTATTCTTTGAAATTAAATCTTTTGTATAGCTGTATAGTTTGCTTTTCCCACCAGGATATCTAAGTGGGGAATTGCTTAGGATATTGGACATAAAGTAGCCTCCTTTTGGCAATAGTAATTAATATCTAGCAGCGTAAAGTCTTTTTTCAAGAATTTTAAGTCCTTCAACAAATGAAGTTATAAATTTAGAGAGCTCTTGGCTTTTATCTTCTTCAGAGTAGTAACTATATATGATATCAGTTTTCTCAGCAAAAGTGAATAAGTCTTCGGAAATGTTCCTAAGGTCATCATTATCAAAGTTTTTAGAATCTAATATAAGGTGCTCTTCAACATATCTCTTGGTATAATGAGTAGTTTCTGGATTTCTATCTAGGCTTCTCCAAAAAGTCTGATTGTCTCTAATGAAATAGTCATATAGGATTCTATAAAGGTAAGACTCTGGAGGAAAATAGTTAGGAAGAAATACGACGTTGGGCTCAGTATTTCTGGTACTTAAGCTTCTTAATAGTGGAGTAAACGATAAGTTTTCTGATACCTTTACTTTCGTTTTGCTCCTGGCATCACCATCTAAAACTATACACACATTATTGAAGTAAGAATCTTTTTCGTTCAATTTAAGGAGGTTATCACATCCAAGCTGAACGTCCACTATATCATATTTACTTAAGTTAAAGCTACTTTCCAGAATACCTAGTCTTTGAGCAGCACCTATTAATAGAGAAAAAAGTCGGTTGGTGCTAGGGTCTTCAAAATAAATTTTAACTTTAGGAAGTACAGGATTTGATTCTATAAATAAATCTGCCTTTAAAGATTTGTAATTGTCTACTTCACTTATAAATGGAGCTATAGGATCTTTTAGATAGACTAGTTTATAGAGTTCGGGGTTACTTTTTTGAAGTCTAAGAATTTCCTTTAAAATAGTCAAGGAGTGAGTGCTTACAATTACTTGCAAGTTGAGCTCGTCTGAAAGTTTAACTAATAATTCCATTAATTTAAGTTGTGCATATGGGTGTAAAGAAACATCAACTTCATCAATACAAAGGATACCACCCTGATATTCAGGATCTTTAGAAATTACAAAAAAATCTACTAAAGCACTTATTATATTGCCTAAATTATCTTGACCAATAGACTGGGTTAGTGATGTTGCACTAGATATGTCCATATAGTAAGAAGTTTTTTCAATCTTATGCTTTTTTATTATAGATAAAGAATCTACATCACTAGCAATAGACTTTTTAAGAACACTATTATACCAAGTTCTATACTCCTCGTGCCCTTGGTTTGATATTATACGGGAAGATTTATTTAAAGCACTAGTTTTAGCATCGCTTTCTCCGAGAGGATATAGTCTAGAAAGACTCAGATAGATAGTTGGCATAGGAACTCTTGCATCGGGCCCAATATTTAATTTTTCTTTAACTTCGCTTTGAGTTTCCTTAACAGTTTTACTGTCATCAAGATAATTACTAGTCCGAGGAATAATTCTAATTGCCCTATTAGAATTGCTATCGTCTTTTAATGTCAAAGACTTACAAAAATGATAAGAACTATCGCTAGGGTCTTTAGGGTTATTTACATATTCTAAAAAACATTTATAATCATCATTCAATTCAGATTCATTTATATGAAAAAAATCATAAAACTCAGGATGAAAAGACTGACCATTTTGGGCTTTAAACTTTTTAGTTCCAGATCCAGAAGAAATAAGAGAGAGTATATTTGACTTTCCTATTCCATTGTGTCCTGAAATAATAGTGAGACGCTTAGCTACGGGGATTTCTATATCATTTAAGTTTCTAAATTTATCTATATAAAGCTTTTTAACGAACATATTAGAATGACTCATAAACAACCTCCTATTGACTAAAATAAAAATGATTAAAAAAACTTCTCAAACACCCCCAGAGGCTCAAAATAAACTACATAGCCATCTACTGTAGCAAACAACCCATGCTTTTCCCTGTAGTAATTCAGAGCGCTTTCTATAAACTCCTCAGTCACGCCCAAGAACTCTGCAAGTTCGTGCCTATTTCTCACCCCTGATTTATAGGCGTTCACTAGGTCTGCAAGACCTACAAGCTTTTCATAGCCCCAGTTGCGGGCTGTTTTCTCAAGCTTTCTATTGATGACTTCCGACTGATCCAGTATGTCCCCAGCAGTGGTGTAGTGGTGGCCTAGCTCCTCTGCTATTACACAGGCTTTTTCAGTAGTACTGAGCTTATCATTTACTACAACAACTCCATCGGCATAGAGGCCCTTTAGATTGTCAGACAGGGGAGCCTCTATGACTTCGACTTCTTCTTCATATTCAATTAGCAGCTTTTCGTACATAGGAATCCCCCTGAAACTAGTTATTTAAGATAAATCTATTTATCCAATTCAGACACTCTTAACTTGAGTTCGGTTGAAAAGTCATATAGTTGATCTAGATTTTCGAAGTCGAACCTAACTTGATTCATATCTTCATCAGGAATCACAATGTACTTAACATTTTCTCTCAAGTATAGTCTGCAAAGCCACTTTCTAGTATTGTTATCTAGAAGTATTCCGAAATAGCTTCGAGTATCTTTGTAGCTAATTCTACTAGAGTCTACACAGTCTCTAAGTGCAGACTTTATTATTGTATAAGCTTCTAGCTCTTCGAGAGTGGTTACTATTTCATCACTAGGATTAGAAGCAGGCTCTTCTTCAGTACTTGAATCAAGAGTTTGCTCACTGACGCTGTTTTTATCATCAGAGCTGTGGTTTTCAATAACTTGCTTGATTTTATCGCTTATGAGTTCATTTACGAACTGGTTTAGCGACTTCTTAATTATAGGTCTGAATTTATCGATAACACCTTGAGTCCTTACTCCAGAGTATATGTTTGTAAGTATGTGCTTTATAAAATCTTCGGTTGGATTGTCAAATTGATCTCCAATAAAGCTTTTTATCATACCTGAGTACTTAAGTTCAGACGCAGCATCAGTTATTTCTTCCATGTCGAAATTCTCTTTATGGAATTTTTTCAGCTCAGAGATGTCGCTATCTTTAATGTCTAAAAGGTTAAATTCAAAGAAAGGGTCTTCATCCATCTTATTTGGCTCGTCAAGGTCAGTGTAGAACCTATAAACTACTCCGTTAGTGAGTATTGCGAACTTAGCTTGAGTAGTTCCGAAGTACCTGAATAGCTGAGAGTCATGCTTTTCAAGCTTTTCTCCTACCCACTTGGCTTCGATAAGAATAGAAGGGAGTCCATCTTTGAGTATAGCAAAGTCAACTTTTTCTCCTTTTTTTATTCCTACATCCGCTGTGAACTCAGGTGTAAATTCACCTGGATTAAAAACATCATATCCTAGCATTTGAAAAAAAGGCATAACTAACGATGTCTTAGTAGCCTCCTCTGTTCCTAAAGTGCTTTTAAGAGCCTCAGCTCTTTTAGAAAAACCTTTTAACTTTTCTGAAAAATCCATTTCTATTCCCCCTGTATTTGATATGTAGCATATCTATTTTTAATGCAATAATACTTAGGATTACTTTTATAACGTATATTTCCACCTGTTTCTATAAATAAGCTGATATGAATATCTCATATCAGTAGCTTATTAAAACTATTTGTTATACTCTTCTAACAACTTTAGAATGTCCTTAGAACATCAAGTTCCTTTAGGATGAAGCTCTTTGCACCTTCCTAGAGTACAAGCCCCTGTCATATCCTTTATATCGGAAAGGCTCTTGGCTCCATTATCTATAGCGCCAACTATCTCTTGCTCGGTTACATTGGAGCAGTAGCATATTAAATTAGACATAGAATCAGTCCTTCTTCCTTTTACTGCCCCTTTTTTTGTTTCATCTTCCTGACCATATCTTTGAAGTCTTCGATCATCTTCTTTTCTTCTTCAGTAAACTCCTCACCGTCATGGTGCGCTGCTATGGTTACGATTTCTTCTTCTCCGTTCGGGTCGTCTGTTCGGCACAGGAGGTAATCGGTTGTGACACCGTAATAATTTGCTAAGGTATTCAGTGTTTCTAAATCTGGCTCGCTAATTTTTCTTTCATATCCAGATAAAGTCTTGTTGTTAATGCCGGTATCTTTACTGACTTGCGTTTGGGTCGCTCCTTTCAATTCTCTAGCTTCTTTCAATCGTTTTGCTATATCCACTTCAAGCCCTCCTTCATTAGATATCATACTAATATTATACCCGATTTCTTTAAAACAAAGATTTTTTTCTTAAAAACTTTGAAAAATGTATTGACTTCTTAGATTATAAGAACTATACTATGCATAAGGTCTTAGTAATTAAGAAGTTGCTAAGGTGTGAATTTTGACAAAGGAGGTTTGAAATGGAACCTTTATATAAAAAACTTAGAGAATACAGAATCTCTAAAGGCATAACTCAGACCCATATTTCGAGGATGACAGGCATATCCAACGCTAAACTTAGTAGCATAGAGAATGGGAATACAGAGTTAAAAGCAGATGATTTTATACTTATAGCTGTGAAAGGATTTGGAGTGAATCCTTCTTTTTTTACAGATGGAGTCTTAGAAACTAAGAAAAAACAGTTATTAAAGGAGGCATAACATGGATAATTTAATCAACATCAAGAATGAGGATGGTAAATCAGCAGCAGAAGAAAAGAAGCAATTAGTAGTAATAGACGAAAGGGAATTACTAGGTAAGCAGTTCAGAATTTATGGAGATGTAGAAAATCCGTTATTTTTAGCAAAAGAGGTTGCAGAGTGGATAGAGCACAGTAATTCAAGGATGATGCTACAAGGTGTAGACGAAGATGAAAAGGTAGTAAGGAATGTTTACACCCTTGGAGGTAATCAGGAGCAATGGTTTCTAACGGAGGACGGAATGTACGAAGTCCTTATGCAATCTAGGAAGCCAATAGCGAAGCAGTTCAAGAAAGAGGTCAAAAATATACTTAGGACAATCCGAAAGCATGGAGCTTATATGACAGATGCGACCATAGAGAAGACGCTTACAGATCCAGACTTCATAATCGGACTGGCGACAGAGCTTAAAAAGGAAAGGCAAAGAGCAAAGGAACTGGAGCTGACAACCAAGAAGCAGGAGCAGATCATAGGAGAACTCAAGCCTAGTGCTGATTATACAGACAGGATACTTAAAAACAGAGGGCTAGTAACCATAACTCAAATAGCTAAAGACTATGGAATGAGCGGTACGGCAATGAACAAGCTTCTAAACGAATTGAAGATACAGTACAAGCAAAGTGATCAATGGTTGTTATACAGAAATCACAGTGGCAAGGGATACACTCACTCAGAGACTATAGATATAACTAGGAGTGATGGAAGACCAGACATAAGTATGATTACGAAGTGGACTCAGAAAGGGAGATTGTTTCTGTATGAAGTGCTGAAGGCCGAGGGCTATGTACCAACAATAGAGAGGAATTAAGGGGGTGAGGGGATGGAAAATCAAAAAGAACCAGAGATATTTACGTTTGATTATGGGACGGTCAATTTAGAGAAGCTTATTTTGACAAATGATACTGAGTTGGTTGAAAAGCTTAAGGCTCAAGGCAACATTGGGATACTGTTTGAGCCAAAAGCATTTGAAGAAATAGACGTTAAGAATGATTGTCTTATCTATCTGGTTGGTGTTTCTTGGGATAAAAATTTAGGGAGGTAAGAAAATGGAAGGCGGAAACTTAAAAATCAAAAAAGTTATGACGGAAAAAGCAGAAGAGGCCTTAGTAAATATCATATTAGAGCAAGTAAGAAAGAATGGCATGACAATTTTGAATGTAGAGGAAGTAACCACTAGAGTGATTAGTTATTTAGAGTCAAATGCAACTTTGAGTGAAAAAGACTCAGAGCAATCTGAGTCTCTCTTGTAGGACTAGTAAAAGCTGTATCGGTATTGTCCGCCGCCACGGACTACTAGATACCAGCGACCTGTGCCAGAAACAGTAATGTTAACGGGTGTTTCTCTGTAGTGACCGCCATGATACTTGAAGCGTTGACCTCGCTGAAATTTTTGGAAATTCAATGAATCTACCAAAAAGACATCAGAGGCATGCTGTAGTTCGACTTTTACACTCAGGGTCCCTTTACTATCTGCGTAAGGAATTTTGCTCATAAATTGTCACCTCCTTCCGGTCTAATAATACCCTTAACTGGAAGGAGATAACCAAGAATAGAGAGGGAGGATGAAAATGAAGACGGCCATAGTAAGCAGAAAGTACGACAGGTCTTCAGGTAAGCAAATAAGTGTAGAAGTCCGGGAACATAAGGATGTGGACGAGAAGGAGTTCTACAAACCTATAGTTGAAGTTTTCGGGAAGGACTTTCTAGAAAAATGGAAGAAAGGGGAGCTGAAATAAAAAATGCTAAGCAATAATCAGATACACGCAATACAGAATGAGCTCTTGAATAGGCTTACAGATCTAAAACATAAGGCAAAAGAAATGGAACTAGAAGTCTACAGCTACAAGTATAAAAAGAAAAAAGCAATAGAAAACGGTAATGTCGATGAAGCTGAATACTTTGAAACTTTAGAAAAGTCGTGTGGTGATATGGCTAAGAGCTACGAGGCTAGAGCTGCGGAAAATATAGAGTTGCTAGGTGTTTTAGCGAATTGTCTTGAAAGGGGTTAGTGATATGGAAGAAATGATAGCGGTAGGGATAGCGATAGGTTTTGGAGACTTCTTTGCAAGAAGGCTCCTAGCCTACAACAAGAAAAAGAAAAAAATTAGAATTATAGAAGAAGAACTGGAGAAAAGAAAAAAAGCCCACGTGCAAGGACACGAGGACTTCATAAAAGATCAAAAACAAATTTCATGACCCAGTATATCACACTGGGGGCGGGAGGAAAAGAAAAATGATAGCTAAAGTATTGGTTAACACACCGGATTTGAGTTATGAAGAGTGGCTGAAATATAGAACCAAAGGAATAGGAGGATCTGACTGCGCAGCTATAGCGGGAATGAATCCATGGAAAAGTCCAATATCGACTTACAGGGACAAGATAGGAGAAGGAGAGCCTATACCAGACAATGAACGTATGAGGATAGGAAGAGATCTGGAAGACTATGTGGCTACAAGATTTGAAGAGGCTACAGGGCTTAAGACAAGAAGAAGGAACGCAATACTATACCACCCGGAGCACGAGTTCATGCTGGCGAATGTAGACCGGCTGGTAGTCGGGACTGATGAGGGGCTTGAATGCAAGACCACTGGTTCTTACAGCAAGAAGGAATGGGAAGAGGGCATACCGCAGCACTACGAGCTCCAGTGCCACCACTATATGGCAGTCACAGGCTACAAAGCTTGGTGGATAGCTTGCTTAATCGGGAACGAGCAATTCGTCTGTAAGAAGATAGACAGAGACGAGGACATAATCGACTACTTGACAACTATAGAGAAAAATTTCTGGGAGAATCACGTTCTCAAAAGAGAAATGCCAGCACCAGATGGGTCCGATGACTCAGGGGAAATTATAAAGATGATGTACCCGAGAGCGGTCCCAGAAAGCTCGATAGACCTAGAAGAGAGTTTTATAAAAAGTCTAGAAAGGCGAGACGAGATAGCTGGACTGATAAAAAAGCTTGAAGTCGAAAAGAAAGAAATAGAGCAGAAAATACAACTAGAGATGGGTGAAAATGAAAAAGCTACAGTTGGAGAACGGCTCATAACTTGGAAGTCTGTTGAGAGCTCTAGAATCGACTCAAAACGATTCAAAAAAGACCATCCAGACCTATATGCCCAATACACAAATAAAAACGAATACAGACGTTTTAAAGTCAAATAAGAGGGGGAGCATAAAATGAGTAATCTTAAAAATCAATTAGCAAATAAAGCAGGGGGTACGGCTACTAAGAAGCAGCCGCAGACAATGCAGGACTGGATAAAGGTAATGGAGCCTCAGATAAAGAAGGCGCTGCCAAGCGTAATTACCGCAGAGAGATTTACAAGGATGGCACTGACGGCTATAAGTACTAACCCCAAGCTTGCAGAGTGTACGCCTGAAAGCTTCATGGGGGCACTGATGAATGCTGCGCAGCTGGGACTCGAGCCAAATACACCATTGGGACAGGCTTATTTGATACCCTACGGCAAGAGCGTTCAGTTTCAAGTTGGTTACAAAGGCCTTATGGAGTTGGCTCAGAGAAGTGGACAGTTCAAGAGCATATATGCTCATACAGTCTACGAAAATGATGAGTTCGAGGTTGAGTATGGACTGACTCAAAACATAGTTCATAAACCAAACTTTGATGACAGAGGAAAGCCAATCGGGTTTTATGCGGTCTATAAGCTTACAAATGGCGGGGAAAACTTCGTATTTATGACTCAGAGAGAGGTCGAGGAGTTCGGAAAAGCCAAGTCGAAGACATTCAACAATGGGCCTTGGAAGACAGACTTTGAGGCTATGGCTAAGAAAACTGTTTTAAAGCAGCTGCTGAAATACGCTCCAATAAAAGTAGAGTTCCAGAGAGAGATAGCTCAGGACGCAACTATAAAGACAGAGATAGCGGAGGATATGACGGAAGTGCCTGAGGAAATGGTGGAAGCTGAGTATGAAGTGGTAGAGCAAAATACAATGGCCGAGGACGCGGACCTGAAAGGGACTCCATTTGAGACGAAGTAAGGAGGCGAGCAATATGATTAGGGTAAAAGAGATGGACAAAATGACATTGCTAGGCGAGGAAGTGAAGCTTGGAGGTAAGTGGATTAAGATAGAGACCGAGTACGGAGCTTTGATTTTGACAGAAGGGCAGGCACGGGAGCTATGCATAGGCCTAGAAAGGACCTTGTATTGCGAGCCAACTTACGACGATCTAGCGGACGAGGTTATCGCGCTGGTGCAGAAAGTCGAGGACTTGGAGAGTGAGCTGGAAGGTTACAGGGAAGAGCCTATTAGATATGTGACGGTTAGGATATAGGGGCCTGCGAGGGCTCCCTTAAAGAAAGATGCTTTTTAGAAAGGAGAAAGAGAATGGCAAGGTTTAGACAGGTATATACAGAGTTCTGGAATGACTCAAAAGTTATAGAAGAAATGACACCAGAGGATAAGTTTTTCTTTCTGTATCTTTTGACTAATCCAAATACAACACAGATAGGTATATATGAAATTACGAAAAAACAGATGGCCTTCGAAATGGGATACTCGACAGAGAGTGTAAATGCACTTATGGATAGATTTGAAAACCATCACAGAATAATAAAGTATAACAAAGAGACTAGGGAAATCTGTATACTAAACTGGGCTAAGTTTAATCTAGATAATCAGAGTAAGCCAGTCATGGACTGTATAAGGTCAGAGATTTCTAAAGTGAAAGACAGAAGGTTATTGCTTTATATAGCCCAAAATATATCTAAAGACACTATAAGAAATTTATTTTTAGACGAAGGCGAGTTATCCACAGGCAATACGGGCCGTGGTACGGGTCGGGGGCAAGAACAAGAAGAAGAACAAGAAGAAGAACAAGAAGAAGAACAAGAAGAAGAACAACAACAAGAAAAAGACGAATCGGAAAAAGATCCTGTTGTTGTTGAAAAAGAACTAATTCAATCTGTTATGGAAATACTGGACAAGAAAGTTGATTATCAAAGTGCAAAAGTAATCTTAGAAGCAGCTAGCAATAATTTGTCTATTGTCAAAGACAAATACCAGATAGCTAAAGCTACCGGATATAGAAACTTAGGAGGATGGATGGTAAAAGCGATTAAGGAAGACTGGAAGATGCCTGATAAAAGCAAAGGTTCTAACTTAAGTAGCTTTCATAACTTCGAACAGCGCAGCTCCAAGTACACCAACGAAGAACTAGAGAGAATGATTAGAAGCAACTAAAAGCAGACAGGAGAGATATGATGATAGTATTCGAGATACCTGGAGAGCCCATAGCAAAAGCGCGCCCACGTGTAACCAAATGGGGAGTACATACTCCGGAAAAGACAAAGAACTATGAAGTGCTGGTAAAGGAGCTGTATGCAATTAATCACGGACAGACAATGCTTGAGGGAGAACTGGGAATAAGGCTTAAACTTTATTTCCAGATACCCAAGTCGGCTAGCAAGAAGAAAAAGCAGCTTATGATGGACCAAGAGTTAAGGCCGACCAAGAAACCAGACTTGGATAACTGCATGAAGTCAATCACTGATGCTTTAAACGGACTGGCCTATAAAGATGACAGCCAGATAGTAAGCGCCACTATAGAGAAATATTACTCAGACATGCCAAGGGCAGAAGTTGAAATAAAGTCTATAGAGAAAGATGAGGGATAAAAAATGAAAAAGAAATTAGCAGCAGCTATTATAGCAACAGGACTAATGGTTTCATTAGTAGGGTGTAGAGAGTCAGACAGAGTTTCATACAACCTTTCAAAACAAGCGGATAATTTCAACGTTGTACGACAACTAACAGTGGTAAATGCCATACAAGGCGACGTACTGTTTCAAATGACGGGAAAGCTATCAATCGAAGAAATAGAGAATCAGCTTGAAATAACAGTAGAAGATGGCGACGGGACTTATAAAAAGCACTTTGTGGGTCTAAGTGATAACGTGACTTATGTAGTGGAGCAGAAGAGTGATGTGTACGTAGACAAATATCAATACACGCTCAACTACAATCCTAAGATGTGGATACCAGTTGAGCCGGAAAATATAGATTAGAGACAAAAAGAGGGAGAGCAAAACCATGGAAAAAGCGGTTGAGAGAATAGTAGAAGGGTACTTCAAAGGAGAAGATTTAGTGGAACTCATAGAGTCAGCAAGAGAAGAGTTGCAGGAGGTGGAGTAGGTGATAACACCAGAAAAGACGCTCATACTGATCTTAATCGCTCAGGCTTTATGGGTCATACTCGCCATACTCATTGCAGTTCGAAGTCGGAGAAAGTAAAACTAGAGGAGGAAGTGGAATGAAACAGGGAAAGAAACCAACGTCGAGACAAAAGCAGCTCATGACAGACGAAAGACTAGACTGCAAACAGTGGCTGGTGACAAAAGACACTCCTAATCTGATGGAGATAGTGAACAGGCACAATGGCCTGGTAAAAGAAATACAAAAATAGGGAGGCAATCATAAATGAAAAATATAAAAGTTAGTATAAAGATAGAGGGAATAGCTAAGAACACTGTGATTATGAGCGAGGAAAATGCAAAGGACGCATATGTAGCGATAAATAGAACGCTAGCGCAGTTCCTGGATAAAGGTTTGAGAGCTGCAACTCCTACCAGGAGAGAGGACACTCCACCGCAGAGACATGATCTTCAAGTTGAGGTAAACGGAGACGTGGCAAAAAAGGCTTTAGAAGGTGCACTGGATAGCTTAAAAGCTCCACTGAAGCCAAAACAAAAGGAGCTCGAGAGCAACAAGGATAGTAACAGAGATGGTCGAAAGACGCTAATAGCCTTCAGATGCGAGGACTGTGGGAAAGTAGGGTTTGCAGTATTGGCAGAGGGTGAGGTAGCTATATGCAGAGAGTGCGAGAATGCAATTTTACTAGGGGACCTTGTGCCGGTATACGCCAAGTGCCCAAATTGCGGACACGCCTACAACTTTAAGGTCAAGGGAGATTGGATGGACTTTTACAAGTGCAAGAAGTGCGAAAGCCCAATAGATCTGGAGATGCACAAGAAAGAGAGAAAACTAGTTAGCATGGATGCTAGGGGGTAGGACATGGAAAAGGACAACAGGAAGAGATATGAAATCGAATGCCCAGAATGCGGAAAGATACTGTGGGCTTGTAAATCCTTATTTCAAGAGATGGGAATGCTAGATGCAGGGCACGGAAGTTGCATGGAGTGCGGAACATTCCTAAACCTCACGCTAGATAAAGAAAATGACAGAATGATAGCTATAAGGTTCGAGGAATACAAAGAAAAGAAACTGAAAGAGAGGGCGGCGAAATGAGCGTAGCAAAGGTACTTGGGTTAATTAGAAATATAGACCTGTACGAGATAGCCGTATCGATTGGTCTTTTGACATATTCAATCTTACTGATAAGGGGTGAATATCTTTTATCTGTGAGAGCTCTACTATGGCTAGTAGTCTTACTATTAAGTTCGATAAGGAGTGAGTTGGCTAGTCAAAGAAAATCTAAGGATATCATTATAAACTTAAAGTAGGTAAACCGGGTCTGTATCTTAGACCCGGAATTTACGTTGAAAGGGGAATGTGAATGTACAACATGACAACTAAGGATCTAGAGAAAACACTTTCAGAGTATGAGGTTATAAAAGCAGCTATAAAGAACAACAAGATAAAGCTGGAGAGCCTGAGATATGAAGATGGCTTGACAGGAATATCGTACGACACAGAGCCTACTTCAAAAACCAATAAGTTCAGTAGTGCTACTGAGAATGTAGCCGAAAGGAATATCCAAATGGAGGAGAGGCTAAAAAGAAGGATAGCTACTGAAGAGAATAAGATAAAGATGATAGACAATGCACTAGAGGGGCTTAATGATATGGAAAGAGTCATAGTGGAGGAGTTCTACATAAACGGTCTTGAGTGGTGGAAAGTTGCAGCTAAAGTATGCTACTCAGAAGGATGGTGTAAGTCTACTAGAAATAACGCCATAAAGAAAATCCTCTATAGCATAAATGGGGATTAATTTGAAATGAGTCAGGAATGAGTCACGATTGAGTCATAAACCACCGATTACTGTACGAATCCTGACCGATTTGTGACCGATGGGTCTGAAAATCTGTGTTATTATAGTATCATGGAAAAAGTTGAATAGAGAAAAAGGCACTCGAAAGGGTGTCTTTTTTCGTGTGGAAAAATGGGGTGGTGGTGTGAAAACTCAAAAATTTAACGAAAAGCAAAGGACATTCATAACGGAATATCTAAAGGATAAGAATGCGACGCAGGCTGCTATAAGAGCTGGATATAGCGAAAAAACTGCATATAGCCAAGGACAACGATTGTTGAAGAAAGTTGAGATAAAATCAGCAATTGATAATTTACTCGAAGAAATAAGAGAATCAAATATAGCTGAAGCTAAAGAAATAGAGGAGTTTCTATCTTTGATGATGAGAGGTGAAATTCAAGAAGATGCAGTTGTAGTTGAGAGTCTTGGGGACTTTGAAAGCAAAGCTCGCATAATAAAAAAGCAGGCTTCAGCTAAAGATAGAATAAAGGCCGCAGAGCTTCTAGGGAAAAGATACGGAATTTTCACAGATAAATTGGATGTATCGGGAGAGCTAGGAGTTCAGATATTGGATGATATAGAAGATGAATAGGATGAGACTTAGTAATATAATAGCTAAGCCTTTTCAAAGGGTTCATAAATCCATAAAGAAAGAAGAGCATAACCAGTACTGGCTTAAGGGAGGAAGAGGGTCTACTAAATCATCTTTTGTAGGTATTGAGATAGTACTTGGCATAATCAAAGACCCTAATGCTAATGCGGTAGTTTTCAGGCGATATCAGAATGAGCTGAGAGATACAGTCTATGGGCAAGTAGAGTGGGCAATAAATAAGCTTGGAGTTGAGAGCTACTTTACATGCAATGTGTCTCCAATGCAGATTGTCTATAAGCCTACAGGACAGAAGATAGTGTTCAAGGCGGCGGATAGCCCAGGAAAGGTGAAGTCTATAAACCTGGGTAAAGGCTATATCAAATATGGCTGGTTCGAGGAGTGTGACCAATTCAGGAACTATGCTGAGATTAGAAATATAATGCAGTCACTCCTTAGAGGAGAAGGGAATCATAAAAGAACGGTGTTCTTTACTTATAACCCTCCAAAATCCTCTAGGTCATGGGTGAATCAAGAGGTAAAGCTCTCAAGAGAGGACCGATATGTGCATCATAGCACCTATCTGGATGTTCCACCTGAGTGGCTAGGAGAAACTTTTATAGCTGAAGCCGAACACTTGAAGAAAGTCAATGAGATGGCATACAGGCACGAGTATCTTGGGGAGGAAACAGGTACAGGTCTAGAGGTATTTAACAATGTGTCAATTAGGGCTATATCTGATGCAGAGATACAGACTTTCGATAAAATACGTACAGGACTTGACTGGGGATACTCTGTGGATCCGTGCTCAGTAAGCAGAATGCATTACGACAGCACTAGGAAGAGGCTTTATGTATTTGGAGAGATATATAAGATAAATCTTTTTAACGATAAGTTGGCCTCTATGATTCAAGATAAGGGTTGGAACAACAGAGTCATAATAGCAGACTCCGCAGAACCTAAATCTATAGCTGATTTAGCGAGACAAGGGATTAAAATCAGAGGGGCAAAGAAAGGACCAGGAAGTATCGAGCATGGCATAAAGTTCTTACAAGGTTTAGAGGAAATAATTATAGATGATATCAGGTGTCCTAATGCGGCTAGAGAGTTTATAAACTACTCTCTTGATATTGACAGCAGAGGAATGGTCAAAGTGAATTTCCCAGACAGAGACAATCACTATATTGACAGCGTAAGGTATGGGCTTGAAGACGACATGAAAGACAGCAAAGTAAAGACGATAAGCAAGTCATCGTTTGGATTGTAATTGGAGGTTAGGAAATGATAAGAACAGAAAAGGAAGATCTGGACAGTAAAGAAATATTGAAGCTGATAGAGACGCATAAAAAAGGGCTCTCAAGACTTCAGAAACTGGAAAACTACTATAAGGGTCTGCACTCGATAACAGAAGGGACCAAGGACACTGAAAAGCCGGACAACAGGCTCGTCAACTCATATCCTAAGTACATTGTAGATATGCATGTGGGGTATCTAGTGGGCAATCCTGTATCATATAGTGCTGTAGAAGCCACAGAAGCCTCTATAGGTGGCTTATCTCTGAACGAAGGCACGAACGGTAGTGGAGATACTGAAATGCTCTTAAATGAGCTCACAGAGCTTTACGACTATAACGACGAACAGTCCCTCAATAGCGAACTGGCTACAACGGCCGGAAAGCTTGGAATAGCATACGAGCTTCAGTATATAGACAGCCTCAACAATATAAGGCTGACTGAGATAAGTCCGCTTGAAAGTTTTGTGGTATATGACAATACACTGGAGAACAATATAAAGTTTTTTATGAGGTACTATGCTATAGATAAAGACGTATTAATAGATGTATATACAGCTAAGGAAATAATAAGCTATAAGCAGATAGATGGAGCTGAAGAGTTAACTCCTATAGGGAGAAGGCCGCACGCCTTCAACGACGTTCCGGTGAGTGTTTATTCAAATAACAAAAGTGGACTGGGAGATTTCGAGCCTGTAATGGCTTTGATAGATGCATATGACAGAGCTCAGAGTGACACTATGAACGATATGGACCAATTTACAGACTCCTACTTGGCACTTCATGGAGCTGAAAATACTGATCCAGAAGATATAACCAGAATGAAGAAAGACAGAGTGCTGTTGCTTCCAGAAGGAGCGAATGCTTCATGGCTGATAAAGTCAGTCAACGATACCTGGGTGGAGAACTTCAAGATGCGGATACGACAGGACATACACAAGTTTTCAAGTACGCCAGATCTTTCAGATACAGAGTTTGGGGGAAATATGTCGGGTGTTTCGCTTTCGTACAAGCTGCTGCCGTTTGAGAATGCCAGAAAGAACAAGGCTCGGAAATTCAAGGTGGGGCTACAGAGGCGCATGGAGCTTATATGCAATTACTTGAATTTCACCAAAAGAGCAAACTACGACTATACGGGCATAGATGTCCGGTTCAACAATACCCTTCCGCAAAACGTGTTCGAGTTGAGCCAGACACTGCTAAATTTATCGACGTTTGCATCGAAAGAAACGCTGGTCGGGCAAATACCTTTCGTGGAAAACCCAAAAGCTGAACTTGAAAAAAGAGCTGCAGAGCTGGATGATGAAATACCATCATCTATAGATATGGCGTTTCAAAATAGCGGAGACGGTATAGATGGCGAAGAATAGTCAGCAATACTGGGATGAGAGGTCAAGACAGAGGATAGACGAGTCTATGTTAGAAGCCGGCAATCTGAATAAGCTCCTAAAGGAAATATACTCCGACTCACTTTCGAACATAGAAAAGGATATAAGCTACCTGTATGCCAAGTATGCGGGCAAGGTCAATCTAAGCTACAAGGAAGCCAGTAAACTTATAAAAGGGTCTGAGTACAGACAGTGGCGCAGAGATATAGATGGTTATCTGAAACTGATAGACAAAGCGGAGGGAACTCAAAGAGAGTCTCTGATACTTGAACTGGAAACCTTGGCTTCGAGATCAAGAATTACAAGGCTGGAAGCTCTGAAGGCTCAAATTCAAGCCCATATAATAAATATGGGTATAGAAGAGGAAGAGCTTCTGTACAAAGGCATGAAAAAAGTGTACGAGGAAAGTTACTCAGCTGTGCTCTTTACCGATGCCAAGATGACCGGCGCCACACTAGCGACGAACTATGCAAAGCTGAACGAAGACTATATAAGGCAGGCTATATTGACCCCTTGGAAAGGGAGAAACTTTTCAGACTCCATATGGGACAACAAAAGAGAACTGCTGAGACAGCTTAGAATATTGACAGGACAGAGTCTTCAGGAAGGGAAGAGCGTGGCTTTTCTTTCGGAACAACTTAGTGAACGAATGGGCGTGGGGTATAGAGATGCCAAAAGATTAGTTGTTACAGAGATAGCGAATGCATCCACACAGGGCGACCTTGAAGCGTATAGGAGATTAGGAATAAAAACCTATATATACAGGGCCAATCTCGATAGCAAGACATCTGATATATGCAAAAGGCTAGACGGAGAGGAGTTCAAGATATCCGAGGCCAAGACGGGAGTGAACTACCCTCCAGCACATCCAAATTGCAGGTCCTATACAGTGAAGGGTGGCGAGCAGTCAGAGGGCACGAAGCTTTCAAAGCAGTCTGATGGTAAGTACATCGAGATTGACAGGAATATGGGATACAGAGAGTGGCACAGTAGGTACTATAAGCCTACAGGCGGCGGAGATTGAAAAATCGTAAAATTCGCGAGTTGAGTTCGAAAGAAAGCAAGATAAAAGTTTAGACGACCTTTTCAAGAAAATGATAGTGGGAGGGAAGCCTTTCATAGAGCAACTGGATAGTATAGAACTGTACTGAATATAAACATTTAAAGCAATCCTAAAAGGGGTTGTTTTTATTATGCCCTTTTACCTGTTGTGGGCTTTAAAGAGCAACTTGGAAATAAGCCTATGGGCGTAGAATAGGGGGAGTGTACATGAAATACAATCAAGCTAAGATAGAAAAAATCAATCTACAGCTATTTGCAGAACCTGGAGGAGAGCCTGGATCGGACCCTGCACCGAATCCGGAACCGACCTCAGATATAGAACCGGAGCCAAAACAAACTTTCACTAAGGAAGAGGCGGAAGCTATAGCTTCAAAAAGATTGGCAGAGGAGCAGGCTAAGTGGGAGAAGGAGTATCAGGAGAAGCTTGAAAAAGAAAAGGCTGAAGCTGAAAAACTGGCAAAAATGAGTGCAGATCAAAGAGCTAAGGCTGAGTTTGAAAAAGAGCAACAGAAGTTCGCAGCAGAGAGAGAGGCTTTTGAAAAAGAAAGGCTTAATCTAGAAGTTAGAAAACAGTTATCTGATAATGGACTTGATCAAGATTTTGCTACATTCTTAATAGGGGTAGACGCTGAATCAAGTTTAAAAAACATAAATCAATTCAAAGAAGCTTTCAATAAAGCCGTTGAGTCTGAAGTACTGAAGAAGCTTGCTGGAGAACCACCGAAAGCCGGGGGTGGAGCATCAAACGACAATTTGACATATTCACAGATGATGGCAAAACAAAATAAATAATTAGGAGATGAAACTATATGAAAATAAAAAAATTAGGCTTCAATTTACAGCTATTCGCAGCTTCACAATTTGATTCGAAAAACTTTAATCCAGAGTTATTCGGAAAGTATGTAGATACGATACCGAAGCTCAAAAGAAATGAGCTCCTGAAATCGGGAGCTATAAAAGCGGCTCCTCAATTCAAGGATATGATGAGCGACCAAGTAGGCGGGAACTATATGACTGTCCCTCTGTTTGGAACTATAGGAGGGGAAGCCCTAAACTATGACGGATCTACCGACATAACGGCTGATACTTCCAAAACATATTCGCACTCGAGAGTAGTAGTTGGGAGAGCTAAAGGATGGATAGAAAGGGATTTCAGCTACGATATAACTGGCGGAGTGGACTTCATGGACAATGTTGCGAAGCAGATATCAAGCTACTGGGATGAGATAAACCAGACACTGTTATTGTCTATACTAAAAGGTGTATTTGGAATGACTGGAACTGAAAACAAGAAATTCGTTGACGGACATACATTCGACATCTCCTCAAGTCCAACTGGAACATTTTCACCGACTACATTGAATACGGCGCTTCAAAGAGCTGTAGGGCAAAACAAAGCTAAGTTTTCAGTGGCTGTAATGCACTCTCAAGTGGCTACCAATCTAGAGAACTTGCAGCTATTAGAGTATCTTAAGTACACTGACAGCAGTGGGGTTCAGAGGGATCTTACACTGGCCACTCTCAATGGGAGGACAGTTCTAATAGACGATTCTATGCCAGTGGAACACGTACATGCTATAGGGGCTAAGACAGCAGATGTAGCTATAGATGATGCAAAAACTTACTACACTAGAAGTGGAAGTGCCGGCTCTTATATATATACTCCTGTGGATAATCCTATAGTAGGAGAAATAGGAAATTACTACGAAGTGAGCACAGAAGCATACGACAAATATACAACATATATTTTAGGCGAGGGCGCATTTGAGTTTACCGATGCGGGAGTTAAAGTTCCATACGAGATGGATAGAGATCCTAAGATAAATGGAGGTCAGGATACTCTTTATAGCAGACAGAGGGTTTGCTATGCACCTTATGGGATATCCTTCACTAAATCTTCTATGGCTTCACTGTCTCCTACAGATGCTGAACTGGAAATGGGGGCAAACTGGGAGCTTGTAAACGACAGTGCGGATACAAAGTCTTATATAGACCATAAGGCTATACCGATAGCGAGAATTATAACTAGAGGATAGGAGGCTGATGCCATATGATTAATAAAATAAAGACACTGCTAAATATCACAGACAGTAGCCAAGACGAGCTACTGTCTCTTTATTTGGACATAGTTAAGCAAAAGGTTTTGAACTATTGCAATAGAGAGGACATTCCTTCAGGACTTGAGCTTATAATAGTCGAGATAACAGCAGATGAGTTCAGGGCTAAGACTAGAAAAAACGCCATCGAAAGCGGAGAAGAGACAGGAGCCGTTTCTAGCATTAAGCGTGGCGGTATGCAGATAAACTATGAATCTTCTTCGAGTGAGTCTAACTACAACAAACTTACTGGTGGTGGTGCGGAGTTTATAGCCAACTACCAGATACAGCTTGACAGGTTCAAGGTAACGAAAGAAAAGCGAGTGAGATTCATATGACAGAGGCAGAAGTTTTAGCTACCCTTTACACCGACATTTGTACTATCAGCAGGAGTTTATCGGGAGCTGATTCAGATGGATTTGACAGTTTTTCCGAGGCTGTTGTCTATGATTCAATTCAATGTGGAGTAGACTTTACTAGAGGCTCTACAGAGGGGATCAAAGACTTAACCCAACCCATAGCATACCTAGCTGAGCTATATGTCAAACCAGACATATCTATTAAGGCTGGAGATAAAGTTGTGGCTACCGTTCAAGACAGAACATACAAGTTCATAGCGGGGGAGGGAATATACTTTGCATCTCATGGACAGATACCTCTAATAAGAGAGGGGAATGCCTAATGTTCAGCTCTAAAGGCTGGGATGAGGAAGAAAAGCGACTTGCTAAAATAGCCATAGTGTTTGATGAAGAGATACGAAAAGGTATGGATGAAGTTGGTTTTGAAATGAGGGATATCGCTAGAGATGAAGCGCCTTATGCTACAGGGACATTAAAGCGTTCGATTAAATTTGATGGAACTGAGAGAGAAGGTGAAACTTACAAGGCGGTCTTGTATTCAAATCTTGAATATGCACCGCACGTGGAGTACGGTCACCGTCAGGAAGTTGGGAAGTATATTCCGGCTCTAGGAAAGACTCTGGTGAAGAGATATATAAAAGGTTTCTATTTCATGCAAAAAGGCAAAGAAGCTGGGAAAAAGCAGCTAAAGCCGGCTATGGTTAGAGCCATTAAAAGAGCTAAAGAGAGGCTTGAATATGTATGATTACAGTGAATGATATATATAAAGAAATAGCGAGGGTTTTGAAAGTTACATTCCCTATGTCAAAAGTATACAGGGACACAATAGAGAGTCTCGTAGTGCCAGCATTCAATATACAGCTTGTCGTATATAATACAGTCGGCTTTTCAGAAAAAGTGATAAATCGGAAAGCTAAACTGGACATAGTATATTTGTCTGAATCAAATACAAGGGAGTCTCTAGAGGCAGCTGAAAAGCTCACCTCTCTTTTCATGCCATCTTTTAAGATAAAAGATAGACACATAACTATGAATGAAAGTCCTGAGGTGAAGATCATAGACAAAGACCTTCACTATCTGGTGACATTTGATTTCTTCGACACCTTTGAGAAAATAATAGTAAATGACGATGGAACTATCACTGTGGTAGACACAGGTAAACCCGAAGTGGACTGGGAAAGCGGAAAGACACTAGAGCTTATGGAGCGATTGTTTGTAGATGGAGAAGAACAAATAGAATAGGAGTGATTTAATGCCAACAATAGGTATGCCTCAGGTGCAGATAAATTTTGCATCTAAAGGCCTTACACTTATACAGAGAAGTGCCAGAGGTATTGTACTTATGATACTGAAAGACAGTACCAATGCGTCAAAGAGGACTTTCGAGTACTCGTCCTTGATAGATGTAAATTCAAGCGATTTTACAGCAAAAAACTATGAGTATATATCTCAGGTTATGATGGGAGCGCCATATAAACTCATAGTTGAAACTATGGACCCTACAACAGGAACATTACAGGACTTAGTCACTAGGATAACCAACAAAAAATACAACTATATATGCTACCCAGGAGGAGCTTCGATAGACAACGCTGCTCTAGTCAGTTTCATAAAGAGTGAAAGAAACGTGAAGCAAAAGACTGTGAAGCTGGTTACGAATCAGCAAGTAGCCGATGACAGAGGAGTTATAAGTTTTGACATGACTAGAGTTACTGTGGGAGACATAGACTACACAGGACAAGAGTACACAGGACGTATAGCAGGTATACTTGCGGGGTTAAGCCTTGAAAGGAGTGCCACTTTTTACGTGCTACCTGAGGTGACTTCAATATCGGAGTACTCAGATCCAGATGCAGCTATAAATGCAGGCTCTTTAATTCTCGTAAACGACGGAGAGAAGATAAAGATAGCCAGGGCGGTAAACACACTTACTACCTATACAGCCAATATCGGAGAGGATTTCAGCAAGATTAAGATCATCGAAGGGATGGACATGATAAAGGACGATATAAGAGACACGTTCTTTGACTATTATGTAGGAAAGATAATAAACAGCTACGAGAATAAGCAGCTGTTCCTAGCGAATATTAATGGCATCTACTTCAAAGAGCTTGAGGGGAATGTTCTAGAAAACAGTTACAACAACTATGTAGATATAGACTTAGAAGAGCAGAGAAAGTACTGCATATCAAAAGGTGAAAATGTGATAGATATGACAGAACAGGCTATAAAAATGTATCCTAGTGGCTCTAAGGTATTTGTATCAGGAAAGATAAAGCTAGTGGATGCTATGGAAGACTTGTTCTTGAATGTAGCTATATAAGGAGGATTAAACAATGTCGGATAAGTTAAGAGGTCTCCGGGTTCTAAGTGGAGCCCATGGAACAGTGCATTGGGACGGAGAACCTATAATGGAAGTTGAATCGGTTAATGCAAAGGTAATAGCAAATAGAGAGGAGATAATATTCGGAATGGACGTAGACTCCAAGGTCCATAGCTACAAGGGAGAGGGAACTCTTATAGTTAAACATGTTTACTCAAGAGGAAAGAAGAAGCTATTAGAGGCAGTAAGGGACGGAAAAGACTTCAGAAGCACCCTATCGGTAGCCAATGCTGATAAAGATGCAGTAGGGGGACAGATAGAGCGTACTAATCTTTCTAATGTCTGGTTTAATGAGTTTTCACTTACTGGGTTCGAACGCGGAGCAGTAACTAAAGAAGAGTTTCCTTTCGGATTTACACCATCGGATGCACAGATAGCAGAAGCGATACTTTAAGGAGGATTTAAATATGGACAAAAACTTACAAACAGAACTAAATAAGAGATCAGTTCTTTCAGCTAAGGATCTTATTGCCAAGAAAGGTCTTATAGAAAAAAAGAAGACAAAGAATATAAGTATAGAAGTTTCAGAGCTTGGAGTTATGATTTTTAAAACACCAACAACTGAAGATCTTATGGATGCAAACGAGTACTCAGGAAGGGCCCAAGATTTTCTAGTATTCAACTGCTCGGTAGAACCTAATCTGAGGAATCAAGAATTGCAAGAGGCTTTCGGAGTTGCAACGCCAATAGAGATAGTTCGGGAGCTGCTTCTTCCAGGAGAGATACACAATATAGCAGAGCTATTAAGCTCATCAGCAGGGTTTAATGATGAATCGGCGAAGTTGGTAAATGATATAAAAAACTAATGCGCAAGGACTTGGACTGTGTGATTATACACGAGCTACTAAAGAAAGGGCATACACTTGATTATGCCCTAAATCTAAGTCCTTGGGAAAAAGCGATATATGAAGCTAGTATCACCTTAGAATACGAACAAAAAGAGGTGAGGGGATGAGTGCTATTGAATCGGCGATATCCTTAAAAGATAACTTTTCAAGGCCTGCTCAAAGTGTTCAGAGCAGCTTTAAAAAGATGAAATCATCTATGCAAGAAACTACTGATGCTTTTAGAAAAGCAGAGGGGGCAAGTGGAAAGCTTGGGGTAGCACTCAAAGCGATTTCAAAGACTCACAAAGTCAAAGGAGAAGCTGTAGGCTGGAATAAAATAGAGGATAAAGTAAAGACAACTGAGAAGGCTATTAATAAGCTTTCGGGTAAAAACTATAAATTCAACGTAACTGCAAAGATATCCAACTCTGACATCAAAGCCGCTCAAAAAGAAGCTAGAACTCTCGAAAAAGAACTAAAGAAAATGACTGGAAAGAAGCATGTCATAGACATAGATATGGGAGACGGCCAAAAGGTAAATGGCAAGGGTTTGGTTAAAGACTCTAGTGATGGCAAAGGTGGTCTAATGGCTGGACTGGGTGGTGGCATTAAAGCTGGTGTTGCAGGGACTGCATTAGCAGGTGGAGCTGCATTAGTTGGTGGGGCTGTAGGAATGGTAAAGGGTGGCTTGGAGCTAGAACAGCAAAAAGTTAGTATGGAGCACTGGCTTGGAGGAGATAAAAAGGCTGCTGATGGCTATATGAAACAGCTTAGAACCGAGGCTAACAAGACTCCTTTTGAAACAGGAGAGGTTGTGAGTGCAGGGACTAGGGCTATAGGAATAGCAGGCGGGGACACCAAGAAAGCTATGGATTTGGTCAAGCTGAGTCAAGATATGAGTGCTCTTACACCCGGAAAAAGTTTGTCAGATAGTATGGAAGCAATAGCCGACGCTCAATCTGGTGAGTTTGAGCGACTTAAAGAGTTTGGGTTCAAAGTTACTCAAGAAGACCTAAAGGCGGCCGGAGGAGACTGGACAAAAATTAAGAATAAAGACACTGGAAAAACTGTAGGAGAAACATTCGGTGGCGGTGCTGAAAAGCTATCTCAGACTACTGGTGGGAAGTTCTCAACAGTAATGGGAAATGTCAAATCAGGGATGTCTGATGCGGGATTAAAAATACTGGATGCAGTATCTCCAGCACTTGGAAAGCTTATACCGATATCAGAACAGATAGGTGAAAAGCTTCCAGGAGTAATAGAGGGTGTAATAGGATTTATTGGGCCTGCTTTTGGTCAAGTAAAGACCTTCCTAGAGCCCCTTATACCGCCACTTCAGAACCTAGCTTCAACAGCTCTCCCAGTATTTAAGGATGTCATGGGCTCGATAGCCTCATTCGTCCAAGAAAGTGTAGTTCCAGTCATTCAGACAGTGGTGGGGATTATAGCTGACACAGTTATACCAGTTATAACAACAATAGCTACGGTAGCTGGGCCTATTTTGGCTACAGCCTTTGAAATGCTATCCACTTTTATAGGTGGTATCGTAGTTCCTATTTTTTCAACACTGGCAAAATTCATAGGCGACAATGTCGTTCCTGTGATAACTATCTTTGCTGAATGGATAGGAGATAAGATAAATTCAGTACTGGGGTGGCTAAATGATAAACTAGGTTCCTTCTCAGATGCAGTAGTCACCGTAACAGACAAAGTTAAAGGCTTTATAGATGGTTTGAGCAATATTGGAGGCTGGGTAGCGGATAAGCTTGGAATAGGAGAAAACGCCAATGGTACGAACCATTGGTCGGGAGGACTAACCATGATAAATGAACGTGGAGGAGAGATTGCAGATCTCCCTAACGGAACTAGAATATATCCTCACGCTACTACAAAGGCCATATTAGAGAGAGAAGCATCTAAAGATGGTGGCAGGGATAACGTAGAGATGAATATAACAATACACGTAAACGGGGCAAATAAAACTGGTCCAGATGTAGGAAGAGAAATAGCTAGAGAGCTTAGAAAGCTTAGAGTAAATATGGCTTAGGAGGTTTGGTATGCAAAAATATATACTAAGCTATAACAATAGAGAAGATGTAATGCAATTGCCTGTAAATCCTCAAGGTTGGGGACTGGGTACTGGGCACAACAATGAAACATTCAGTAACTTTGAAAGAGGGGACATGAAGCTGATAGGTAGGACAGGGCTGAAGCATATAACGATTGAGAGCTTTTTTCCGAATCAGACGTATCCATTTTGTACCTATAAGCCACATGTAGATCCTTGGTCTCTAGTTCATATGATAAAGAAGTGGAAGGGCAGTAATCGCCCAATAAGGCTTATTATAACTGAGACAGATATAAATGATGCCTTTGCTATAGAGAACTTCACATATGAGCAAAGAGATGGTACAGGAGATATTTACTATACATTGGAGCTTTCGGAATACAGATTCTTGAACGTTTCTGAGGTAGGGGGTTCTGGTCGGACAATAGACAAGGACACTGGACTTAGAGAAAGGCCTGTAGAACTAGAGTGGGTGACAAAGTAATGAGATATATTCTGTATAGACGCAAAAAATCTCCACTGGATATTACAGATTTAGTGGATGGCCAAACTATAATATCAGGAGCTCTGAGTCAAGTAGCTAGGGTTCTAGATATAAGTGTAATCAGGAAGGGGGTGGACTATTATGCTCCGAATGTAGATATAGAGCGAGGGGATAGCATAGGAGTACTCGATGATAAGGGAAAAGAGTTCTACAGGGGAACTGTTTGGATTAAAAAACTAGATGACACTAGTACAGTTCAACAGCTTACTTGTTACGATCCTTTGATTTACATGAATAAGTGCGAAAGCAAGGATAGTGTATTTGTGGGAAAAACAGCCGAGTCTGTAGCAAAGCAAGTTATAGAAGAGATTGGGCTTAAAGCTGGGAAGTTAGTTCCTACCGGAGTCACCGTAAAGCTAAATGGCAGAGGAAAGACTTGCTATGAAATAATGATGTCTGCGTATACGGAGGCAAAAAAAGAGACTGGAAAAGTATACTATCCGGTTGTAAACAATGGGAAAGTTGACATGATAGAGAAGGGAGATTTGGTAGATGGGCTAATCCTTAAATACTCAGAACAGCAAGTCCCTGGAGCTCTAGACTCTGTGTCTTATGAAGACAGTTCTGAAACGCTTGTAAATAAGGTTGTTGAGATAAATGACGAAGGTACAGTTGTTAGCGATAGATCAAGCAGTGAAGATATAAACAAATATGGATTGATACAGAAAATTCAGCAATCCAGCAGTGGAGAGACTGCTAAGGAAAATATAGAGCTATGTAGTGGAAAGAAATACATTACATGCTCTTGTATCGGAGACTGGAGGTTGAGGACTGGCTATTCAGTAAAGTTGAAGACTAGCATGATTGAAGCAGAGCAGCTATATATAGAAAGTGACAAGCATAGCTTGGAGAATGGAATTCATACAGTGGATCTAGACTTGAGCTATGAAAATGTGATGGACGAGCATGAAATGAAAGAAGAAGCAACTAAGGGCGGCGATGGATCTTTCGCGCCACTTAGTGGAAGCTCTAACGAAGTTAAGCTTTGGAACTTCTTTAGAGGTAGAGGATATAGCAAGGAGGCTACAGCTGGAATACTGGGAAATTTGTATCAGGAGTCCAAGTTGGACCCGAAGTGCCATCAATCAGGTGGGGGTGCCGGAAGAGGTCTTGCTCAGTGGACCTTGACCCAGAGATGGGCAGAGTTGGTTGCCTGGGCTAAGGCCAGTGGAAAGAATGAATGGGACCTTATGACTCAGGCGGAATATATAGACTTAGAGATGAAAAAGCCTTACTATGCAAATAGATTCAAGGGTGGCCTACAAGGATTTAAGAATAGCACATCCGTAGATACTGCGACAAAGCAGTTCCACGACATATACGAAGCATCTGCGGACACTCCAAGCATGATACAAAGATTAAGAATCGTGCCTGCTAGGGGATACTTTGATAGGCTTGGAGGCAAGGAAGTTAATGGGCAGGTATCCTCTGACAATAATAAGTTATTTAGTATAGCTCGAGAGTACTTCGGCCTTCCTTATAGCATGAAGCTAAGACCAGCAAATATAGGTCCTAATGGTCTTGGGACAAGTACAGCACGAGGAACCTACTACGACTGTAGCTCTTATGTGAGAGCTGTGTTCTACAGAGCATATGGAGTTGATATAGGATCATATACAGGGGCGCAGAGAAGTAGCAAAGCGACTGTTCAAGTTTCCAAGAATGACTTAAAGCCCGGGGATCTTGTGTTTTCAAATGGTGGGCGCCACGTGGCGCTATATGTAGGAAATGGCCGAATATATCATACCAATATAGAGGGGAAACCTTGTAGAGAAGACAATCTTCAGAAGGATATATTCATGGTGAAAAGATATATAGGAGGTTAGGATGAGAGGCTTAGAACAAATATTTGAGAATCTACCAAGGCCAAGGCCGAGCAGAAATATTATAGAAATAGCTGTTATAGTGAGTCTTAGTCCACTTGCTATAGAGATAGAGGGGCAGAGGTATTCAAGTGAACACTGGAATATCTTTGTCCCTTTGAATTTCAAAATAGTTCAAGAAAGCACAATAAGCGTAGTAAATCATGTGGAGGCTATAGTTGAACCTTACGACTTGGTGAACAGAGCAGATGATAGAATCATAGAATTGAAGCTCGGAGACTTGGTATCTGTAGTAGACAGAGGAGACAACTTTATAGTGTTCAACAGAGTCAAGAAAATAGGAGGTGGGGCTTAATGAGCAATCTTCCAGGCTCTATGCAGGCTGAGGTTTTAAATTTGAACTTAGACAAGGAATTGCCTGTATTATGTGAATATGCCTATGACTTTTCAAAAAACGAGCTGATTCTGCAAGATGGAAGACCTAAATATGTCTATAGGAATGAAGCTTTAAAGATATGGCTTTTCAAGGCCTTGGTTACAGAGAGAAATAGATATGAGGCCTATAGTTCCCAGTTTGGGTGCGATGTGTGGGAGCTCATGGGAGAAGTTATGAGTTTAGACATAAAAAAGTCTGAGATAAGGCGATATATAGTGGAGGCTATAATGGTGAATCCATATGTAACCAATGTAGAGAAAGTAGACATAGAGATTGAAGGCAGTAAAGTAATCGCAAATGTCAGAGTGAAATCAATCTACAAAGATGAGGTGATAGAGGTAAATGTACACCTATAGCGATATACTACAAAGGATTAAAAACTATATACAAAATCCAGCGAGCTTGATAGAGGGGACGTTCGTCATGGATGTTATACAATCAGTTTCAAGAGAGTTCAAAATCTACTATAGTCAGCTTAAGTACATTGAGGACCAGGCGTATATAGATACTGCGGTAAATGATGGTCTTGACAGAAAGGCTTTAGATCACAATATAACAAGAAAAAATGCGCTGTCATCCGAAGGAGAGGTAGAATTTACTGGAACACCGGGAGCTTTAATTGATTCTGGGGTTGTTTTGAGTTCGGATACCCTGAAATTCTCAACTATTGGAACTGGAATAATAGCTAAAGATGGAAAAGCTACTATTAAAGTTCGGTGCATGGATTCGGGAACTAAAGGCAATGTACCTATAGGAGCAATAACAAAGATAGATAATGCCCAAGAAGGGTTGAAGAGTGTGACGAACTTGTCAGCACTTGAAGGTGGGGCGGATATTGAGGATGACGAGTCACTTAGAGATAGAGTCCTTTTCCATATCAGAAAGCCTATCACTTCCGGAAACAAGTATCACTATGAAGAGTGGGCAAGGGAAAATGTAAATGTTGGGAAAGTGAAGGTTTATCCGCTTTGGAATGGTCCTGGAACTGTAAAAGTATCAGTGCTGAATAGAGACTACGGAACAGCAAGCCCTGAAGTGCTCTCTGAGCTTAAACAGACGATAGACCCCGTAGATGGAATGGGAGAAGGTAAGGCCCCTGTTGGGGCGGTGGTGACTATCAGCACCGCTATAGAAGTTTCTGTGAATATAGCTATGAATATTACTTATAAAGATGGCGCTGTGGCGTCTGTGGTGAATGGGGGCATAAAAGAGAATTTAGTCGAGTATCTCAGGAATATAGGATATTCTGACAAGCAGGTAGTGTCTTATGCTCAGATAGGATACCTTACTCTGATCGTGGAAGATGTGGCTGACTATACAGGCCTTACGCTTAACATAGCTTCTGACAACATAGCTATAGGTGAAGAACAAATAGCTATACTCGGGGAGTTGATGATAAATGGCGAAGTTGTCTAGAAAAATACCGAAACGGTTTGCAGAGATAGGTATAATATCGGATATACTCCAAGCGTTGGATAGAGGCTTGGTTGACCTTGAAAATAAGACCAATCAGGTTATGAATGATTTCACTATAAATAATGTGTCTGATACAAATATCGAAAGGTATGAAAAAATACTGGATATAAGTAATCTTAACCTAACTTTAGAACTGCGAAGAGGGGCCTTGCTAAGCAAATACAGAGGTGTCGGCACAATTACACCAAAGCGATTAGAAAGTATCGCCGCTTCTTTTTCAGGTGGAGAAGTAGACATAGCAGAACATGCAGAGGGTGCGTATATCATTACAATAATCTTTAAAGATACGAGGAATGATGTGCGGTATCTACAGGCTTTAGACAGAGCGTTGAAAGAAGTCATGCCAGCACACCTTGACTATATAGTTAGCGTTGAATACGAAACCAAAATTGGAATACAGCCTGAAATAAGAGATTATGAATATCCATTCAATATGTGCGGGACTTTCCTATGTGGAATTAAGCCAGATTATTCAACACAGGGAGCTAGATTAAGCGAAAACTTGAGAGTTCAATCTAAGGATAGTACAAATGTTCAGAAGTATAAAATGGCGGGTACATTCGCCGCAGAAAGCGAGGTTTAGAGATGATAACACAAGAAGGTCTGGCTGAAATAACTCAGGCTATAAAGGATTTGATAAGCCATGTGACTATAGAAGCTAATAGCACTGAGCAAAGGGTTGAAATATACAAACTCTCGACACAAGAGGGGGTTATAAAGGCATATGTGCTTCTAGATGATACTTTTATAAATGACGTAAGTAATATAAAGCTGATTTCAAAGTCAAATAAAGTTTTGATTGAAAGACCTGAGAATATTCAAAAGGATATATCGAAAGGTCTTTTACTGTTTTTCAGCTTAAAAGTAATGGAGGGATAAAATGTCTGATAGGTATTACTATGAGAAAACTTTATGGGAAGACCATGTTGTGGAGCGCCCAGGAACTTTTCAAGAAGTTCAAAACGAAGATGGAACCGTCACTCATATTCCAGAAGAGGGAGATATACTGCAACAAGGAACACCTGTAAATGCAAGGAACTTAAATCATATGGAGGAAGGTATTTTCTTTAATAGCAGATTTTCAAATGAGAATCGAGATTTAATCAGTCGTCTGGCTGTGGAAGTGGCTGTACTTAAGGGAGCTAATATAAACGGATTTTTTCACAATATTTTTGTCGAGAACTTTGATACGCTAGATGACATCATACTGTCTAATGGTGTGTTTGATTATGATAATAAAAGGTTGGTGATATAGTTATGGCTAAGTATTACTACAATAAATACAACTCTGTATTAGTAAATATTGGACCTCCAGTATTCAAAAATAGACAGGAGGGTTGGACTGCTGATAATAATTATGCAATAACAGTATATGATAGTTGGACTTATGATTCTAACTTGAGAAAAATTATCGGAACGGGACCAAAAGCGACTACTATTAGCGGGCTGATTACTGACCCTAGTAATTATAATAAATTTTGGATAGAAGCAAACTCATACTTTTCTACTTGCTTCAAGAGGTCTCTTTATGGGGCTCCTCATATTGGTGCGGACGTTTGGGAATGCCCAACTGGTTACGTGAAAGCAGGTCTGGTTACGTCAAACATAATCGCAGAAGATGGAACCTATCCGGAAGATGGTAGGCATACGGATGGGTTTTGGTACGTAAAGGGAATATTGGTAAACACAATACCTACAGTTAGTGGCACCGATGCAACTTTAGGAGACAAGAATACTCCTTTTTCTTTTGCTTACCAAGTTAGCGATACTGATGCTACAAATAATTTGACTGTAACTGAAAAGCTTAACGGAGCAATACTAAGAACTATAAGTAATGCACCTAAAGCCACAGATATCAATCTTGATATAACAAAAGCTCTATTTGACTCTTTGAATTTAAACTCTATAAATACAATAACCATTGAAGTCAATGATGGAGCGGGTGGTGTAGCATATAGAAACTATACCTTTACAAAGACTAATACAGCCCCGAGTATATCCGATATCGACAAGGATTTAGGAGTCTTGTCCATAGTACCTAGTCAAGTGTATCAGATAAGCGATAATGAGGGTGATGCAGTCACAGTTACAGAAAAAATAGACAATGTAGTAATAAGAACTTTTACAGCTACACCTAATACGGATTATACGTTGACCATTCCTGAAAGCGAGTGGTTTAAACTAGCTGTAGGAACACACTCTCTTAGAATTGAAGCTGTAGATGCCAGAGGTGGTTCATCAGTTAGGATTTACACTTTCACAAGGACAGATGACAAAATTAAGTTTGAGTTGAAAACACCTTTTGCTACAGATATAAAAGCCACAAAGATACTGGTTTCTCCAACATGGACCATACCTACAGGAGCAACAGCAAAAGTAGAAGCTTGTAACAATGCTTTTGATGCAGTTCCGACATGGGAGGATATAACGAGTCAAGTTCTTATAAATAGACACTATAATTTCATCAACGATATAAAGACAGCGTTACAGTGGGGTATAAGTGTTAGATTTACTATAGAGAAGGGATCAGCTACAAGTCAAATAATACTTGACGGATTTGGAGGTGCTTTTGAGTAATGGCTATGAAAATTATAAACGAAAGATCATTATCTGATATAAAGGATGAAGAAATAAGCAATCAAGACAAGAAACAAGCTGACATTTGGGAGGCTCTACTGAGTCTTGATTCGAGAATAGCGGCCATAGAAGAAGGCGTTGCGAACTTAGCAACACTAAATACAACTGAAAAATAGGAGGAATTAAAAATGAAAGCGTGGAAGATAAAAGCTTATGCAACATTGGTTAGGCTAGAGAGATATGATCTGGAGCCTGTAGAGGGAGGTACGAAGTCTGTAGTAGAGGAAGAGTATAGAATAGCAGTGGCCGAGTATCTGCTGACAGGGGAGATAGTAGCTTAGGCCGATAAGATTAGTTGACTAAAATAAATTGGTATTACTGATGGTAGCATAAGTATATGCTTGAAGGGTGTTGTTTTTATGCTAAGGAGACGATATTTAAAGCTAGGAATAAGTTGAATTAGAATATTGAAAAATGTATTTATGTGGTAACCAGTTTTGTGTTACAATAAAGTAAAAGGGATGATTTCATTGATTAAAAAGAAAGAGATGTTAAAGCTTTATCGTACACTAGATAAATATCAAGAGAAGCTAAGAATTCAAGATCCTTACTGGGAAAAATGCAGTCCCTGTAAAAATAAAGGACAGTGTTGTATAAACTCTACCACAATGATTTTAAATTCTGAGTCTACTATTATAAAAAGTCATATAAAAAAACTTGATGAAGATATAAAAGAAGTTTTAAGACATAATATAGATAACGACATATTATGTCCTTTTAGAGATGAAAAAGGTTGCATGATTCATGACGTCAGACCTTTTATATGTAGGATAACTCCATATACTTCAAGTTTAAATAATAATTCAATCAATAAATATAAAATCGGATATCTGGTAGATAGTAGCGATTGTATGCAGCTAAAAACATATGAACAGGATATAGAAGGTAGTGATCTTATAAAACAATATAAGAGTCAGATATTTGCTGACTTACCTATAAGCGATGATGGTAAAACAAGAAAATATCTTAATTCAGACTATTTAAAAAAAAATGATAAAACACATTTGAAAGTGTTACAAGAAAGTGGTATAGAGGTTATAGACTTTCTTAAAAGAGAATATAAAAGCTTGTTTAAAGAATAAATGAATATACAGTGTAATAGAAACAAAAGTTGCAGTAAATAATATTCAAATCGAGAGCCAACAGGCTCTCTTTTTTATGCCAAAAATAAGGGGTGTAGAATGGAGAAAATAAACTTAGTAAAAACAGAATTACTATACATTGCAGGAATAATCGGAAGCGCTATTGCACATTCATTAGGAGGCTGGGACAAAGCGTTAGCAACATTAGCACTATTTATGGCCGTAGACTATGTAACTGGTTTTATTTTGGCAATAGTATTTAAAAAGAGCCCCAAAACAGAAAGTGGAGGAGCATCTTCTAAGGTAGGTTTTAAGGGGCTTTGTAAAAAGGGTGTAATGCTCCTAATTGTCCTAGTAGCTCATGGACTTGATTCGGTTGTGGGCTCTGACTTCATAAGGGATGGGGTTATAATAGCATTCATAGTAAATGAAACACTGTCGATAATAGAAAACGCTGGACAAATGGGGCTTGATCCACCGAGCGTACTTGTAAGAGGCGTTGAAATTTTGAAAAGCAAAAATGAGGAGGAATAGAAATGCCTAAAGTTTGGATTGATGCAGGGCACGGGGGTCATGACCCCGGAGCCCTTGGAAGAAGAAATCTCAAAGAGAAAGATGTGGCTTTGAATGTATCGCTGAAAACTGGTGAAATACTTAAGCAGCATGGAGTAGAAGTAGCTTATTCGAGAACAGATGACAGGTTCCTTTCTCTGTCCGAAAGGGCGAGAAAAGCGAACGCATGGGGAGCAGATATATTTGTATCAAAGCACTGCAATGCGGCTCATATGTTTGCAGAAGGGATAGAGGCCTTTGCTTATCCGGGAAGCAGAGATGGTGGAGCACTTGCTAGAAGTATTCTCGATGAGTTGAAGAAGATAAATCCGGTAGACAGGGGAGTGAAATATGCTGATTTTGCAGTTTTGAGAGAGACTAATATGGTGGCCGTACTTGTAGAGATGGGCTTTATATCTAACGTTGGAGACTCGGCATACTTGGCCAACGAACAGGACAGATTAGCAGAGCTTCAAGCAATCGGGATACTGAAATATTTAAAGATCAAGCCTAACATAAATAGAAAGGATGAGATAGATATGACTAGAGAAGAACTAGACAAGATACTAGATGAGAGAGACAGAGCAATCACGACCAAGGTACTTAAAGAGGTAAGCTCGATATTGTTTCCAGGAGAGGTCAAAGGAGAGCATTGGGTAAATCCTGACTTCGAGGAATTGAATAGATACCTGGAAGCTAATGGAGTACCATTCATAATGAGTAGAGCTCATAATAATGTGTGTACGAGAGCAGAGGTCGTAAGGATAAATAATCTTACAAGAAAGGCAGTAGAGAATAGTCAGAAGTCGAATTGTAGCTGTAGTAAGTAAATTGGCCAGGGGAAACCTTGGTTCTTTTTTTATTTTTTGATAAAATATGATATTATGTATATGATTTATATTTAATAAAAAGTAAACGTAAGGTGGGTTTGGTTTTGAATAGAAAAGAGGGTACTCATTATAATAAAAACGAAAAAGTTAAAAGGGATCAGCTAATTTTTATGACTGAAAAAATAAGTAATTTCAAGATAGGTAGAGATGACGTAAATTTTGACTCAGAATATCAAAAAATAAAAAGAATAAATACCTTATTAAAAAAATCGTGTTTAACATTTGAAATGAGTAGTGATATAAATAAATTATATACGGCTATATATATAGTCTATCATAATAAAAATATTCAAAGCATACTGAAAAAAAAAGTTAATAGGAAAGAATTAAGTTTATTAGAAAAAAGAGAATACTATAAACTAATAGAAGTATGCTTTGGCGACAAAGTTTTAGCTAATGATAAAGAATATGATACCTTGAAATCTGTTTTTAAAGCTATAGACATCATATATGAAATTGTAGAAAGTGTTGGAAGAGATATTGATTTATTTTTAATTATGATTGAAATTATGCTTAAAAAAGGTGAAAATATAGAGCCAATAATTAAAGATATATATAATTATAAATGTATTCAAAATATTGGACTAGAAGAAATCAGAACAAAGATGATGTATGAAAAACCTTACAATATGATTTTAGATAAGAAAAATATAGACTCAAAACATGTTGTCGAGTGCAAATATTATGAAGCTAAAGAAGTTTTAGAAAGTGTTTTGGGCGAGAAAGGTAAAAGTTACGTTAGAATAGACTGTATGGGAAAAGACTACAGTGAAATTAAAAAGTTTATAGAAGAGTCATATGAAGATGAGTACTCGCTTGTAAACTTGAAACTTTAGATTCAAGTACAAAATCTATACTAACTTGAACTTGGATTTAGACTTTGTTTTAGATAATATAAAGCTGAACAATTAGGATATAAGTAAATAGCCAATATTATACGAAAGGAGCGATTACAATGAGTGGAGAAGAAAATAAAGAAATACAAAGAGCAGAAGGTGGTAAAAAAGTTATATGTGTAGGTGAGAATCAGATATTAAGGGAAGTGTGGAAAGTGAGAGGTGCAGATGAATATTTAATTTGTTATCAAAATGATATGCATAAAGTTAAGAAAGAAGTTGTAAACAATACGGAAGTCTACACTTTAGTAAAGGATTAAATTAAATAGAAGAATCTTCTTGAAAAGCTAAACAGTCGTAGGACATGCTATATAAATTAGATTATGTAGAGTCCTCTTTAATCTAATATTCTGATATAATCAAATTAGGATAATAGAAACTAAAATCAGGGGGTAACATAATGGCAGAACTAGGAGCAATAATGACATGGACTTTTACAGGGGAGACAGGGATTCCGAATGAAATAGGAGAGATCCTTGTAGATGGAGAAGTTCCAGAAATAGCATACAAGACTATAAGAGACGTAGCAGTAATAACAAACAAGAGAATCATAATAGCAGACAAGCAAGGCATAACCGGGAAGAAGGTAGAGGTATATACGATACCTTTCAAGTCCATCGTAATGTACTCAAGCGAAAATGCTGGGCTACTGGACTTTAATGCGGAGCTTGAACTATGGACTAGAGCAGGCAAGTTCAAGCTGAATTTAAACAAGGGTGTAGATATCCGCAAGCTAGACAGGATAATTGGAAAGCACATATTATAG